TTCTTTCCTATGGAAGAAGTAAAAAAGGAATGCCTATATCATGTTTTTTAAATTACATTAACGACACAGCGGAGGGATTAGTTGAAAACTTATCAGAAACAAATTGGCTTTCTATGCTTGGTGGCGGTGTTGGCATTGGGTTTGGTATTAGATCATCTGACGATAAGTCTACTGGCGTCATGCCTCATCTTAAGACTTACGACGCCTCGTGCTTGGCATACCGCCAAGGCAGGACTAGACGGGGCAGTTATGCTACTTACCTTGATATTAGTCATCCAGATATTCTAATATATCTTGACATGAGAAAACCTACAGGCGATCCTAATATGAGATGCCTGAACTTACACCATGGAGTAAATATATCAGATTCATTTATGCAAGTTATAGAACGTTGCATGACAGATCCAGAAGCAGATGATGGTTGGAATTTAACAGACCCACATTCTGGATTAATTAAAGAAACAGTTTCCGCCAAAGAGCTTTGGCAAAGGATATTAGAACTTAGAATGGAAACAGGCGAACCTTATATTCATTATATAGATACAAGTAATAGAGAAATGCCTGACTTCCAAAAGGAATTAGGATTAAAAATAAATCAAAGTAATCTTTGCTCTGAGATTATATTACCTACGAATGAGGAAAGGACAGCAGTATGTTGTCTATCTTCAGTTAATTTAGAACATTACGCAGCGTGGGTGCGAGATCCTCAATTTTTAAAAGACGTAGCAGAAATGTTAGACAATGTTTTAACATTCTTCCTAAAGAATGCTCCTGACGAAGTAGGAAGAGCTAAATATTCTGCTAGTAGAGAAAGGAGCATAGGTGTTGGTGCCTTAGGCTTTCATGCCTATCTTCAGAAGAACGGAATAGCTTGGGAAACACCTGAAGCTAAAGGTGCCAACTTGAGATTATTTAGACACATAAGAACAAAATTAGATGAAGCAAACAAACAACTTGGAAAGGAAAGAGGAGAAGCGCCAGATGCTAAGGGACGAGGGCTTCGTTTTAGCCATGTTATGGCTGTTGCTCCTAATGCTTCCAGTAGTATTATTATGGGGAACACTTCGCCATCTATTGAACCGTGGAGGGCTAATGCTTACAGGCAAGACACCTTATCGGGTGCATACCTCAACAAAAATAAATACCTTGATTCAATCATTAAAGAGTATTGTGAAAAGCACCCAAGAACGAATTACGACGAGGTTTGGTCGTCGATAATAAGTAATGATGGCTCTGTTCAACATTTAACACAATTAACAGACGAACAAAAGAAAATATTTAAAACATCTATGGAAATAGATCAAAGGTGGTTGATAGAACATGCAGCAGATAGGCAAGAGTTTATAGATCAAGCACAAAGTTTAAATTTATTCTTTAGACCTGATACGAATATAGCATACTTACATGCAGTTCATTTCCTAGCATGGAAGTCAGGTTTAAAGACTTTATATTATTGTCGTTCAGAGAAGTTAGGTAAAGCAGATAAAGTATCTAAAAGAATTGAACGAGAGATTATACAAGAGCTAGATATGAAAGATATAGCAGATGGTGATTGTATAGCTTGTGAAGGATAAAACTGTGGACAATACAGATATTCTAAAGACATTGTGGTCTTTACAAACTGATTATATACCTAAAGATAAGGTGATTGGTGTTGTAGTATCAGGTGGGTTCGACAGTTCAGTATTATGGCATATTGTTTATGGGGTATGTATAGAGAGGAATCAATTGTGCATTCCTTTTACTGTTCCTAAAGTAGATGGAGCATTAACATACGCAAATAGAATGTTAGAATGGTCTTGTGAACATTATGCAACAAAAAGATTGCACCCGGTTGTGATAAACCAAAAAGGTGTGGATTGGAATAGAAACGATTATATGGGAGACGAGGTTGCCCAGCAACTTTTAGATGGAATTAGAGAAATAATAGATAATAAAATGGCAGATGTAGTATTCACAGGGGTAAATGATTACCCACCTAATTATGAGACATTATGTTCTTATCATACTCCTGCTCCTAGGAAGAAAGCTAGTGAATCTGATTATGTTCACAACGGTGTTCCTATACAAGATATAATCAAACAACCTTTTGCAGACTTAACTAAAGACAAGTTGGTTGCATTAGCTTGGCAAATGGGAGTATTAGATAATATAGCAGCTTTCTCCCATAGCTGCGTAGAACAAATTAGAGGCAGATGTGGAGAGTGTTTTTGGTGTAAAGAACGTCAATGGGCATTCCAGGAGGCTGACTTATCAGATATAGGAATAGAATAGTGGCAGCAAAGAAAAAATTAACAGACGAAAGGGAATATTTTAAACCGTTTAATTATCCTTGGGCGTATGAAGCATGGTTGAAACACGAGCAATCTCATTGGCTACATACAGAAGTCCCAATGGCAGAAGATGTAAAGGATTGGAAAGATAAATTATCAGATCCTGAGAAAGCATTCCTCACAAATATATTTAGATTTTTTGTGCAGGGAGATATAGATGTAGCAGGAGGTTATGTAAACAATTATTTACCTTACTTCCCACAACCAGAAGTTCGTATGATGTTATCAGGGTTTGCTGCTAGAGAGGCTTTACATGTAGCAGCATATGCACATTTAATAGAAACTTTAGGTATGCCTGAGTCCACATATAGTGAGTTCTTAGAATATCAGACAATGGTAGAGAAACATGAATACTTCATGGACTTATCATCTAAAAATGGCACAGCAGAATCTGTTGCAGTAAACATTGCAGCGTTCTCAGCATTTACAGAAGGCATGCAGTTATTCAGTTCTTTTATTATGTTATTAAACTTTCCTCGTCATGGCAAGATGAAAGGCATGGGACAAATTATTACTTGGTCTATTGTAGATGAAACAATGCACGCAGAGTCTATGATACAGCTATTTAAAACTTACATTAAAGAGAATAGAAGTCTTTGGAACGATAAGATTAAAAAAGAAATATACGATATAGCAGAAAAGATGGTTGAACTAGAAGAAATGTTTATTGATACATGTTTTGCTATGGGAGATATGGAGAACTTAAAACCTGAACAGGTTAAACAATACATTAGATATATAGCTGATAGAAGGCTTATAAGTATGGGAATGAGAGGTATCTTTAAGGTGAAAAGAAATCCTTTATTGTGGGTAGAAGAGATGATTAATGCTCCTACTCATACAAACTTTTTTGAAAACAGAGCAACAGATTATGCTCGAGGAGCTTTAAAAGGCGACTGGAGTGATGTTTGGGGTGCAGCACAGAATGGCAGATAGAATTTATGTAGAATGTGAGAAGTGTGATGGTGTATCAACAGTAAAACACGATCAAGATCATCACTTCTATCAAGTAAAATATTGTCCTTTTTGCGGAGAAGAGCTTCAACGTGAAGAGGAATTTAAAATGAGTGACCCTTTTGAGGAAGAATATGAAGCTGGACTTGAATGATATAGGTGGTGAAGTAGTAAAAGACAATGAAACTTATTTACTAAAAGACAACAAGTTTCTAAATAATCTAGTATTAAGCAGCACACTATTAAATCCTTTTAAACAAACAACTGGACATAACCACTCTGGACAAGAAGAAGTATATTTCTTTGTAAGTGGTAGTGGTAGAATGTTGTTAGATGATGAAGAATTTGATGTAAAGGCAGGAGACGTAGTTCTCATACCTGATGGTGCTTTCCATAGAGTTATTAATAATACTGGTGAACCATTTTATTTTGTATGCGTATTTGACGGTAAAAGATCTCACTAATGGATATAGAAAGGCTTTATAAAAAGCATCCATTATTCTTTAATGTCGTAATACCCACATTGATCATAGGCTTTGCAATGGCTATGATGGCAACCGTCATGGGTCTTATATCATATATGGTAGTATAAATACATGTATGGCTAAAAGAAAGGCAAAACAAAAGAAGAAACACAGAGTATATTGCACATATTTTCCTGATGGAAGATATTATATAGGCTATTCTTGTAAGACAGACAAACAGTTTGAAAAGTATTTTGGGAGTTCAACTATTGTAAAAGAATCAGTAGATGAATTAAATAAAGAAGTAATAGCAGAATACGAAACAAGAGCACCTGCAAAGATGCAGGAGTTTTTATTACAATGGCAACAACGACATGACGATGCCTGTATTAATGATATGCTACATGTAAGAATAAGATCAAGTTTCTTAAAAGATTTTGAACCAATTGAATGGAGTCCTAAATGTTAGAAAGTAGAAGTATTACATTTATAATAGGTTTACTATTTTCAGCACTTGCTGTTTCAGCAGTCGCTGCATATTTTTCTATTGTAGGATTGATGGCAATATTTAATGGATTGCCACTATCAATTCTATGGATGGGTATTGTTTTAGAGATAGCAAAACTCGTTACCGCCTCTTGGATATACCAATATTGGTCCAGGGTTCAGTTCTTAATGAAAACTTACATGGTAACAGCAGTAATTATCCTATCCTTAATTACATCTATAGGTATATTTGGTTTTTTATCTAAAGCACATATAGAACAATCAGCCAATACAGGAGATGCTTTTGCCGAGGTTCAAAGGATAGAACAATTAATAGATAGACAACGAAACAAAATAGAGGTTGCCGAGGAAAGAATAGATAGAATAGAAGCTGGTGGTAATTTAGATGTAACAGAATCTATAAGACAGCAAGAAGAAATACGAGATACGGCATGGGAAAGAATACAAGGCGATATAACATACGCCGAACAACAAATTGAGTCTATTAGGGCTAGTTTGGATACAGATATAGCTCAAAAACAGCAGGAAATAGCAGAATTAGACTCTATTATAGCATCTTATACTAACCAAGGAACTACTGGAAATGTCTTTAATAGGGAAGATAATGTAGCAAAGGGTATAGAAGTTAGGGAACAACAAAAACCAGAAAGAGATAGAATAGCAAATGATATACAAGAGTTAAGAGCATATGCTGAACAACAAATTGCTGGTTATCGTAACCAAATATCTCAATATAGAGCAGATACACAGGCTACAATAGACAATGCCAATGCTGAAATAAACAGATTACGAGATCAAGAAACAAGTTCACAAGAAACAAAAGACGAACAAATAGATAATATTCAAGCAACAATAGACGATGCATATACACAAATAGAGGTTTATAATGAAGATCTATTTGATAAAAGAGCTATTGTTAGAGATTTAGAAAAAGAAGTGGGTCCTATTAAATATGTGGCACAATTAATATATGGAGATGACTCGGCTAATAGCATCGACTCTGCAGTCCTTATATTAATATTATTGCTTATATTTGTATTTGACCCACTTGCTATTGTATTAGTTATAGCAGCTAATTTAAGTTTAAAAGAACGTAGGGGTGAAGTTATTACACCAGTTCACTTAGAAGATGATGTTGTAGACTATAAGAAAGAGGAAGATATCGTCCCTTCCGAGCCTGTTATCTCTAGGGAGACTACCATAGGAGATAGAATAGGCATGGACGATGACATACATATAGAGCTAACAACCGATGAACCTACAAAAGAAAAACTTGGAGAGGATTGGGTTGCAGACAAATATGGTGAAGAGTCTGGTATGGACCCTAAGAAGGAAGCAGACTTACAATGGTTAATAGATAAAAAATTAAAAGGTGATAAAGATGCCAAATAAAGAAGAAATACAATACGAGCAGAATCGTAACGATAAAGACTGGCAACGAGCAGTCGAAGAGCATACTAAACTAGGTTATTCCATGTTTAGAATCCACAAAGCGGATGGTAGTATAAGGGAAGTGTTCTGCACTTTGCAACCTACACTCATACCTAAAACAAAATCAACTCCTACAGAGAAAAGTAGCAAAGGTAATTTGGTAGTTTACGATGTGGAGAACAAGGGCTGGAGAACTATCAAATTCTCTAGAGTTATATTCTGGAAAATGTTAAAAGACTATCCAGAGCCTACCAAAAACTCTAGTTTTAAAGAAAAAGAATAAGTTCTGGTCCTATTGATTATTGACCTTTACTCCTTTAGGTCTTATAATTAGTAGTATGATTAATAAAGGAGTCCTTATATGGCAACCAAAAAGAAACGCAGTCAGTATTTTCTTACTGAACCAAATTGGGCTAAGTTCAGCCTAGCAGAAACAGATGAAGAAAAAGAAGCTGCCTGGAAAGCAGCACAGTATTTTATTCATGCTGAAATACCAAACAAAGAATGTTATAAGGCATTCCGTAATTGGGTAGCAAAACATTCCAAGTGGGATAAGAAGATGAAAAAGCAGGTGTTAGAAGCACCTGATTGGGCTTTCCTATCCATATCTGAATATACTTGGTTTCATGCTAAAACAGGTTTTATGTTAAACCGGCAAGAGGAATATATCTACGGCAAAGAAGAATATTTCTTAGAAGCAGCAGCTAAAAAGAAAGCAGAAAAAGAAGCAAACGCAGAGCGTAGGCAGGTAGTTAAACCTATTAGACGTGAGCTAGACATTTTTATTGCTGCTGTAGACCAATCAATAGATGTTATGTTTACAGGTAAAAAGACATCTAGTGTAGAAGATCTCATGAAAAATTGTGTCCTTAATAAAGAGGAAGCAGCTAAAGTTTATGAGGAGTATGCCCACGTTCTAGATGAATTAAAAGAGCTACAAAGAGTTCGTAAGATCAGAGATAGAAGTGATTGGGACGACCAACTTGTAGAAGGTTACAGCTGGGTTAATAAACCTAACATGGATAAAACTATTGTATGGTTAGAGGAATTACAAGAAGGTTTACTTACAGCACAACAAAGGAAGAAACCTGTTAGACGTAAGAAACCACAAGATCCACGTAAGATAGTAGCACGTTTAAGACATTTACAAGCAGATAAGGACTTAAATATAGCGTCTGTAAACCCTGTAACGATATTAGGTAGTTCAGAGGTGTGGGTGTTTGATACAAAACGCCGTAGACTAGGGCTATATAAGTCTAAGCAGGATGGTGGCTTACATGTTAAAGGCACATCTATTACAGGTTATGATGAAGAACTATCATATGAAAAGACTTTGCGTAAGCCAGAGGAACAATTAGCTCTGATTATGAAGAAGTCTAAGAACGCTTTACATGATGTCGTAGGCAAAATACGAGGCAAACAAATGAAAGTTAAGACTCGTATTAATCCACACATGCTACTCTTAAAGGTGCAGTAATGCAAGAATTTATATTTGATGTTGATGGCACATTGACACCATCAAGAGGAACAATAGACGCAGGGTTTAAAGAATTCTTTATGGACTTCTGTAATAAGAATAATGTTTATCTAGTTACAGGTAGTGATAGGCCTAAGACAATAGAACAAATAGGCGAGGATTTATACAACTCATGTCAACGAGTATATAATTGCAGTGGTAATGACGTTTACCAAGGCGATCAAAATATATTTCATAGTGGTTGGTTACTACCTGAGCCAGCACATGAATGGCTAACTACACAAATAACAGAAAGTCCTTGGGATATACTAACAGGCAAACACTTTGAACATAGGACAGGTATGTGCAATTTTAGTGTAGTAGGTCGTAATGCTGACACAGAACAAAGGAAAGCATACTATGAATATGATTGTAAGTATGAGGAAAGAGAGATGATAGCAGAAACATTTAATCATATCTTTCCTGATTTACAAGCAGATGTAGGTGGCGAGACAGGTATAGATATATTTCCTAAAGGCAAGAACAAAGCACAAATATTAAGTGACTTCAATAAAGATGATATAAGTTTCTTTGGTGATAGATGTGAAGAAGGTGGTAACGACTATCCTATTGCTCGTGAACTATATCCTTTTCAAGTCCACAAAGTTAATGGCTGGAGAGATACTTGGAGGCTATTAAAATGATTGTAGTAGATTATAATCAGACAGCAATAGGTTCCTTTATGGCAGAGGCTAGAGGTAGAACTGATGTTGAACCTAACCTAGACTTACTTAGGCACATGATAATAAATTCTATTCGTTCATATAATAAACGATGGAGTCCTGAGTTTGGTGAGTTAGTTATCGCATGTGATAACAGACACTATTGGAGACGTCAGGTGTTTCCTTTTTACAAAGCAGGAAGGAAAGTATCCAGACAAAGAAGTGGCATGGATTGGAATGCTATATTTGAGGCAGTAAATCTTGTTAGAGATGAAATAGCAGAAGTATTTCCTTATCCTGTTATAGATGTTGATGGTGCTGAGGCAGATGATGTTATAGGCACATTAGCAGAATATAGTCAGACACATGGAACAATACCACAAGAAGCTGGACAACTTCCTTTTGATGAGTTTATACCAGATCCTTTTCTAATTATATCAGGAGATCATGACTTTAAACAATTACAAAAGTGGGGCAATATTAAACAGTATGCACCTGCACAAAAGAAATGGGTTAAAATAACAGAGCCAGCAGAAGTAGTATTAAGAGAACACATTATAGTAGGTGATAAGGGAGATGGAATACCTAATATGTTATCAGATGATGATGTATTCGTAGAAGGTAAGAGGCAAACTCCCATTCGTAAGGTTAAATTAAACAAATGGAAGTATCTCCCTCCAGAAGAATGGGTATCAGGAGAACTAGCAGCTGGATATGTAAGGAATAGCACGCTTGTTGACTTAACCAAAACACCAGAAGACATTAAGGAAAGTATTATAAATAATTACAAGTCCCAACAGGGACAAGATAGAAGTCTATTACTAAATTATTTTATGAAATATAAAATGAAACATATGATAGACGTAATAGATGATTTTTAATTAATTAAAAGGTGATAAAGATGAGTTTTTGGAAAAAATTTGTAACCTTTTTAATCGGAGAACCATCCGGTGAAAGGGCAAGAGATTCAAAAGGTCGTTACAAAGCTGACGACAAATCAACTGCAGGAGTTAATGAAGCCTATAAAGACGGTAGAACTCCAACTAAAAAACGTAAACCTAAGGCAGCTCCTAAGAAAAGGGGTAGACCAAAGGGATCTAAGAATAAAAAGGCTAAATAATGGCACAGAAATTTAGACAAGTCAACGAAGGTCTTGATTGGGTATTTGAAGCTAGAGGCAAGAAGAAACAAATTGAAAGACTGAAAGAGTTAGCAGCTCAGAATCAGACTATTGTTCCTATTGTTAGATTAGGTGTAGGAGCTGAACAAGCTGAATGGGGATTGCCAGAAGGCATGCCAGAGTCTACTAAAATACAAGATGACATTCCAGACGGAATGGGAGAGACAACACTTACATTAGAGTGGAGACGTATAAAACAGTTTACAGATCCAGCTGCTAATGTTAAGAACCTCCCAGCTTGGAAACAAGAGATGAACTGGATGTCTATATTAGAAGGCATACACCACAAAGAAGCAGAGCTTATTACTCATGTGAAAGATCAACAATTACTTAAACTATATCCTAAACTAGAAGGATTGTTAAAAGACTTAGGTATTACTGAATACTCTAAACCAAAGAAAGGTTATAAGTTTACAGATACTTCTAAGAATATGGATGAGTTAAAGGCAAAAGTAGACTTCACAAAGAGTGAATAAATACTCATGTGGAAAATACACAATGGGCATATGAAAACTTACGAAGCGTTCATCTAGAACTATCAACGCTTTGTAATTCAATATGCCCTTGGTGTCCTAGATACAGGAACTTCTCACCAAATGTTAATCCTAACATTATACAAGGTTCCTATACACTAGAAAGATTCAAAGAACACTTCCCTATAGAGTTTATACAACAGATACAGTTCTGGACATTTGCAGGAGACTATGGAGACCCTGGCACTTGTCCTGATATTATTCCTATAATAGATCACATAAACAAATCAACAATGCACTCTCCTGCTATACAAATTAATACAAATGGTGGCATGAGGACTACTGGCTTTTGGCATGACTTAGGTATGACAATGAATAGCAATAGTTATGTAATATTCTCAGTTGATGGTTTAGAAGATACTAATCACATATACAGACGAAATGTTAGATGGAATAAAGTTATCAATGCCATGAGAGCATATTCAAATACAGGAGCGAGAGGTATTTGGGAGTTCTTAAAATTCAAGCATAACGAACACCAAACGGCAGAAGCTGGTGAACTAGCAAAAGAGTTAGGATTTGATATAAGATTTAAGAATCCTAATGGCTTTGAAGGAGGTCCTATGCCTGCTAGAGATAAGGATTATAATGTAGAATATTATATTGAACCAGCAGAAGGTAAAACTATTACACCTATAAAAGAATCAACTAAGAACTTTATTAATTTAATCAATACAGATACAATAAAGTATGATGACTTTAGGAGCAAAATAGAGAGCCTTTACAAAGATAGGCAATCTTGTGTTGATTGCTCCGCGCGTTCATTTGGTGCGGGCAATGAGATCAGAATAAACTTTGACGGAACAGTTTGGCCTTGTAGTTTCTTTGGACATTTAAGTAGAAAGTATCTTAAGGACAGACATGTATCACGTGTTCATCAGTGGCAAATGGAAGATATATTTAAAAATGTAAAGAACAATTTAGATGATATGTCATTAAAAGATATATTAGATAATGATCCATTTAGTGTGGTTTACAGTAAATGGAAAGGCAATAAGATATTATTATGTTCAGACAACTGTGGAGAAACAAAACGGATGGAGCAGATATATGCGTAGAGCATTAGTAACAGGAGGCAATAGTAAGTTTGGTAAAGCATTTGTAAGAGAGCTTAAAAAGAGTTACCACGTTACAGTTATAGACAGAGAGGATTTGTTATCAAAGGACTTAGACAAATACAGAGGAGTCTATGAACTTGTATTCTTTAATCATCACTACACACCAGAGGAGTTTGATTATACAAGTTTTGATATGAACTGTTTGGTTTGTTTAGATGTATTAGATATTGTAAACTATACAGAGAAAGTTGGTTGGATGGTTAGTAGTGGCGTAGGAGCTAAAATAAAGCCAGAATATGCACCATACTTTGCCTATAAGTCAGTTAATATTCATATAATGCGTCATTTAACGCACACAGACAACGAAATATATTTTTGTATTGATCCAGGACATTTACCTAAGAATCAGTATTACAAATCATATGCAACACAATTGGTTAAAACTATATCAGGTATAAATGAGGGTGGGCGTGTTTATATGTTGAATGGATCTGTATCAGGTTTATAAGGATCATAAAACCTGCCCCATTGCCAGCCTACAGGTCTAGGCTCACTAACAGGAATTGTTGTAGTCACACCATCAGGAGATACTATCCATCTTCTTCTCTCTTTTCTAATGGCTGCTTCATGCATCTTTTGTCTTGTTTCTTTTGTATGTCGTCTGCCCCACATAGGATTATTCTCACCACGTCTTGTGCCTGTCATTGTAACTGATACTTTCTCTCTAAACTCAGCATCTCTACCATTAATAACTGCAGGATGATTGTTACCTAGTTTAGCCTCTCTAATACGCTCTAATCCTTCTGGTGTATGTTTAGAAGTTCTTTGCCTTGCTAAGTCTTTACGAATATTATTTCCCATGTGCAGGGCTGTTTCTCTTATTATTTCTATTTGTGATGCTCTTCTAATTAATTCACGAGGCCTCGGCACCTCATCAATATTAGTATTGTCTGCTATATACAGCTCACCGCCGTGATTAAACAGGAAAAATAATTTAGCTTTCATTTTTGTATCTCTCTATAAAAAGTGGTGCAATGTTTTCTCTATGTCTTAATGGACCTGGGTGTATTAAATCTCTAGCCCAAGGAGCTTCATCAGTATTATTCCAAACACGAGTATTCACATGTTCTAGTTTTATTGTTCTGAATTTTGTTTGCTCTTTATAATCAATAGCAATGTATTTTGTATCTTTACAAACATTTTCTATTGCATCTAGGTATGCCATCTTGTGTATTGCTACTTCTCTCTTGTCCATAGTTAATTCAAAATAGTCTTTGTCTTTTCTTTTACTCCAATGTCCTACACATTCTGGGACATGATTTACCTCATCATGATATAGTTCTTTTCTTGTTGGGTCTGGTATATAAAACATTACAGCTTTAGGTTTAATAACAGGCAACCAATACTTTAATACTCTATAGCATGCTTGTAATCCTACTCCAGGCTGTCCTAAGTTTATACAATCTAATCCTAACTCTTTGGATACATAATATGGAAATGACTGATCATAGTTTACACCTAATCCAAATGTTATACTGCAACCTACAAATACTATTGAATTAGGATTGTATTCAAAGTCACTATCATGTCTAAAGCCCCACTTGTTAATTCTATACTTGACATTATCGTCTGTCCATTTCATAACATTTGCTATTTCTTTACGATTGCGATAGTTCTCAGGCATATCTGAAGGTATCCAAGGATGTGCTTCATAACCTTCAGCATTGTCTGATTGATCATTACGATACCTGTGGCATCGTCCATATTTGTATAAATCATCCATTAGTTTTTATCCGGTCTGTATTTAGGATCATATTCTCTCTTACCTGCTGCAATTAAATCGTGCAGTAGTTCTTTCTTTTCAAATATAGTTCTGTAGTAAGGTCCTTTGGCATTACTATCTCCTCTTTTAATACGAATAGTTAATAATGTCTTTCTAGAATCTGAATCTGTTCCTAATCCTTTTGCAGTTATATCAATTTTACATAAGTCTATTAATGCGTGGTCCATGCCTGCAACCTTCTTACCTTGTGAACGTTTGGATACTTGTGATAGACTATATTCTGATTTAAGTTCTAGGGAGTGGAAACAATGATCAAATAAACCATCTAATTGATATACTACAGGATCGTCTTTATAAGCATCAACTAACTCTACTCCAGGCTCTTCCTTTTTAGCTGTTTTACCTTGAGACATGTGACGCCATAATGCCTTCTGAAATGCAGTTGAACCTTTCTTAGTCTTAAGACTATCTGATAATCTGTCTCCAGCTTGAGTAATACCACATTCTGCTTCCCACATTTTTCTCATTGCTAGGGCAGCATCTGATTTGTTATCTTTGGTTTTAATATAACCTATATAATCATCTTCACTCAGTCTAGGATCGTCAATAGCAAAGAACTCTTTTAAAACTCCTGCTGTTACGTCCCACGTTACTCCCGACATCTGTCCAAACTGTCCAACACCATTAAACTTTAACGATATTCTTTTTAAATCCACATCAGCTCCATTGTGATTATTAGCAGATACTCTTATATCAACTTTTGTTTCGTCTTGGGCTACCTCTCCTTCAGCATTTATTCTTACTTCATTGTAAACACCGTTGTCCCACATTATGTGAGCCCAATCAATAATTGGATGATCCATTTCAGTCTTTGCTGATGCCTTAGTGGTGTTATTAACATAGTTTAATGCAGTCAGAACCATATCACTGCCTTGCTTGGGTAATTGTTTTATGCCGTCTAGTTTTACTGCAGCTCCTTTCCAATGTTCCCATATGCGCTCATCATATAAAGCTTTAGCATCTGTTGCCTTTAAACCATATATCAAAAGAATATCATCTTTTATAGTCACCTCTCTGTTATCACCTATGCCTTTAATGGTTCCTGAATTACCTTCCTTTGACATTTTATTAAGAATAAAACTCTTCAACTCTTTTTCAGTTATCTTGGCACCTCTTTTCTTACCTTTGTTAGTGAACCTTAAGAATATAGCAGCAGCATATATACCTTCTGCAACACCACCTCTGTTAAAGTCATGAGGATATTTCTTGTCTCCACCTTTTTCATCTGCTGTATCACTTTCGTCTTTATCCAATCCTTTCATATCATCTGACTTTAATAGTTTACCCATAGTGAACGATGTGCCATTTGCGAGAACAATAGTATGGCTTGATGTGCCGTCTTTAAGATGCTTGGGAAAATCATTTGCTGATAAGGTAGTTAAATCTACACTAACTTCTTTTTTCATATTATTTTTATAAGTTAGAGTGGCTCCATATAAAGATACCTTCCTACCATCTGTTAATGCTACGTTAGCTGTTTTCAACTTGGCTTTTGCCAGTAGTGGCTTATGATATTTAGTCTTTGTGGATAATTCACTTCTTGTTAATCCTGCCATTGTTATTCCTCGGTTGTTTTCTATTATTTATATTATGAATTAGACCACACCAAAAGTCAAGACAATTATAAATATAGAAACATAATGTATTTTTAGGAGAACATAATGTCTAAATTTAATAAACTACTTGACGCTAAATTTACACCACCTAAGAGATGGGTGTTAGATGCTAGCTTAACTTTCGATAGTGATATACTAGACGAGAAAGACTCAGCAGCATTAAAAAAGATCGGTGTCAAGGTAACCAAGGCAGGCAAAATAACAGCCGCTAAAGGTTTTAAAACTGATTTGGCTTCAGTTCCTAGGATTGCATGGGCATTTATTGCGCCATTTGATATTGCTAGATCAGCAGTTATTCACGATGAGTTATACTCTAAAATAAGAGAATACCGTGAAGAAAATGGTTACCATGTAGGCTCTGGAGGTTCTAGCGAAACAGAAGAGAGTAAGGCTTTATCAAAACAATGTAAAGAGATTGCAGATAGAGTTTTCCTCGAAGCTATGCAAGAGAGTGAGCCAAAGATTGCTTCTTGGAAAGCATACGCTTCATATTATTCAGTAGTCCTATTTGGACGCTGGAGTATTATTCCCAGAGAAACAGACTAACTAAGGAGAAGTATATGTTAGATTACATTAAAGCCAGAATAGGCGAAAGAACATCATGGGATGGTGCAACAATAATCGGAATATCGCTATTAATATTAGTAGCAGCACCTATTGTTAAACTATTAGCATGGCCAGCATTGGCATACGGTATCTGGACACTTGTCAAGGGAGAAGACTAAATCCAGTAAATTAAACGGAAAGGGCTTTTGGTCCTATTGAATATTGACTAAAGGTCCTTTTTCGTGCATAATATATACTATAAATTAAGTTACGGAGCAATAATGACACAGTATGAGGAAAGGGTGAACAGACAAGCATTAAAACTAGCTGCAGAGGAATGGGCTAACATTCCAAAATCAATTCATATACATAAATTATCCAGCATGTGGTATGACACTAGACCACAGGATACTGAGCGTGGACACGTCATCGATACACAATACAATGATGGAAGTATTGTAAGAAAACAAGACGGAAAAGTTATACACATTTTTAGAGAAGAGCAAGTAAGAGGTGAAGCTCTAATAGACAAATTTGGCAAGGAGGGCTAATGTCAGTCATGGTTCCTATAAACAAAGCTGAAAAGATATCAGAGGATATTAAAAGATTAAGTAGTCCTGAACTAGCAGAACTATGTCAGCTATTAACGGACGACAACATGGGCGGTAAATTAGTAGCAGGTTTACAAGCAGAATTACAAGATAGAGAGATTAGAGAAAAGACAAGCTCGTTAGGCAGAGCATCACTTGAACAAGGTGGTGGCAGAGGTAGGAACAAATACAACGCTGAACGAGATCCGTTTAA